AAACCTTGCCCAATTCCCAATGCAAGATTCATTAATTTTAATCCCATCATTAAAATCACCTCTTAATCACTTACAACTTCTATATTTATATCAATTCCTAAAATTTCAAATATTTTATTATTTTCATTAGAAATAATTTCTATATTGAAACCATTTAAAATTTGAAAACTTGTTTCTATTTTAAATACACTAAATAAATCGTCATCTATAGCACTTTTAGTTATCATAGTATTATTAATCTTAATTCCCTTTATTGCTGCCTTATCTTCATTCAATACCTTAATAAATACTCTTACAACTCTTGAAGAATAATCATTACTATATTTTCCTCCTTCTCTAGTTTTTAAATATGGCGGATTGATTCTTAGAATAGATTTACTTACGTTTTCGTCGCTTTCAATCATTATTTTATTTTCACCTAAAATAATTCCATTTATTATTTTTATGTTATTAGTATTTTCTGGAAGGTTTAACGAGTATCTTCTAAACATTTTATAGTCAAGTTGTTCATACATAAATAATTTATCTATAATTTCTTTTTCTTTTCTGCAAGCAACTAAGTAGTATTTATTGTTATATTTTAATTTAAATATATTGTCAAATTTAGAATTTATCTCGTATTTTTCTACAAGTGTTGTTGAATAACTTTCTATTCCTTGTGAACTAGGTAATTGCTCAATACTTCTTAAATCATCTGTTGCAGTGAGATAATAGAATACATTGTTTAATAAAGCTCCTTTATTTTTATATGAATATTTACTATCTTCATGACAAGCTAATTCAGATGCAATAAATACAGTATAACTATTTGATGTTAATATATTATTTGTTGATACTACATATACTCCTTTTGAAGTTGTAATATACATTTTATCAGCTATGTACATATCATAAATATTAGGATATATATTATCTATAGGATTAGGCTTGAAAAAGAAAGCACTATCTAATTGAGTATTATTTCTAAAATCTAAATAATCTGATTTCTTAGAAAAATAAAGAGATCCATTATTAATTATTACTAATCTATCCTGATAAACTCCAATTGTGGTAATATTTTCATTTACTTTTATTAATTCGCCAAAAGTTATATCTCCAATTCCATTTCCTCCAAATGAAGAAAAGTAATTACCTTTATATAATGGGTCATTTCTTTCTCCACTAAGAGTTAATAAAGAATTTCCAACATAATAATTTTTGTTTCCAGTTACATTTTTATAATTATGAAATACTCCAAAAGTCATACCATCAGTAGCACCATCTATATTATCTTTTGATATAGAAGCTTTATATTCTTTATATATTCTTGAAAGTCCTATATTACTTCCAGCCATTTTTATAATACCATTAGAGACTTCAAATTGTGGATTTTCAAAAGTTCCTAATATAGATACTCTAATTTCTGATCCAACTCTGTAAGCTCTATAGATATCCATTCTTATAGGATCTTTATCCTTAACTGGTAATTTCATAAGACTTAAAAAATTTGATACTCCAACTGCTCCAGTATCCTTATTAAATTCAAAGACATAATTATTTTGTCCAATTACAAATAATTTATCATCACACATCTTAGCTATTCTAAAATTTCCTATATTTGTATTATTAATAGAAAGTTGTCTTCCTAATGAATTGTTAGTTTTTTCATATGTTGCTACTTTATTATCGTTTGTAATACCAATATAAAAATTATATTTAGTATCAATTATTTCCTTAATATTATGGTTAAAATTAGAGATAGCCAATTTCTTAGCTATCTTCAAATTTCCCATTTCGTTTATTATTAAGTTTTCTATTTTTTGAGCAGATTGCTGATAAATTTCACTTTCCCTCAATCCGCCTAATCTTTCACCAACTTCTCCATATGTAAACATATTATTACTAGTTGTAAGCATCATTCATCACCCCAGAATTGAAATCCTTGTTGTGAAACTACATCATTTTTCAATAAAGTAACTTCATTAGTTAAAAGCTCTAAAGATTTTCTATAAGTATTATATGCAAATGCCATTTTTCTAGCTGTCATTGCTACAATCAAATTAAATAAATTATCTGGAATTTCTGATAAATCTATTCTTCTACAATATTGAATTTTTATTTTATCACTAGTTGAATATATAAATTCATTTTCTAACCTATAATCATTATTAGCTCTTAAAATATTTAAACAATCGATAGGTTTATTAAATCTGTATTCATCATCAACTTTTCCATAATTTGTAAGTTCTACTGTTACAGCATTAAAAAGAAAAGCAGATGAATATGCAATATTATTTACTACACTATCTAATTGCTCTCCACAAGTTATGTAGATATCACTTTTATTATCATTATATATTGTGTTTTCTCCTAGCTTCAGTAATACATCTTTTATAATTGATCCTCTATCCATTTTGTCTCCTATTACAATTTAATAAATGGTCACAAATTTTTTGATAATCTGCTTCTACTTTATCTCCTAATTTTGTTATCATAGCTTTTATTTCATCTTTCTGTTTCTCGGAGCTATCTTTAATTTCTTCAAGTTGTTTTTCTAATTTTTCACGTTCTATATAATATGTTTCTTTCTTTAGTCTTTTGTTAATTTGCCTCATTAGATAATTATGATAGCCTAGGACAACTCCGCCAACCGTGATTAAAGATGTTCCAAGCATTCCTAATAGTGTTAAAGTGATTTCTAATTCCATTAATCCTCCTTGTATGCAAACATCCCAAATGTTCTAACAGCTCTATACATTAACTGTCTTTTGAAAAAGCCGACCCCTTGTTCTTTCATAACTGCTAAGAATACCTTATCTGCCTCTTTTCTTGATACTCCTAATTTATGACCATTTCTATACAGCCAATCGTGAATAACTGCTGCTTTTGTATGGTCCCCATAAGTATTAATAACATTTCTGAAAATCCTAGGTACACTAGCTAAATCACATTTAAATCCAGCAGGTATATGTATTAATTTTCCATTAATCATATATCTATAATCTTTCTCTAAAATAAAGTCTTTTCCGTCATAATATTTTAAATTAAATTCATCTAGTTCTGGCATTATATCCTCCTTATTTTACATCATACTTCTTATTTTCCCATTTTTTATAAGCATCTAAGTACAATTCGTTTTTATCTCCGTTGTAAGTAAGTTCATAATACATTCCATCAGATACTGTTGTAGATAGCAATACTTTTGCATTTTGTAGAGTTTTACAATACCAAACAACAAATACATTATCTTTTGTTATTTTTAAAGCATCTGTTTTATCTGCTATTTCATTAAAATAGTCGGCCACTTTTTCTTTACACATATTTTGAAAATTATTAAAATTCATACTTTTTACCTCCATTATCTTTTAAATTGAATATTATCCGCTGTTCCTAATTGAAAATGTACTAAATCTTTTTGTTTCCAATTTCCACCCCAAACTATCCCATACTTGTCAATTAGCCCTTTACTTTTTGCAACATCATAAATAGCTTTATAACATTTATAATCCCATCTAGCGACTATTTTTTCTCTCACTTCTCCAGTTTTCTTATCTGTGTACTTTACTTTTTCCAAAACTGCTATATCAACAGCATAGCCATATCCATCAATTTTTACCTGATGTTTTGATTTTAATTTATACCCATCACACCAAGTAACTTTGCTTAATTTATTTCCTTGATTATCATATAAAATAGTTCTTCCTTTTCTATACTCATAATTTTGTTCTTCCGCAGTTCTTACTCCACATGTAATCTTAAAATCATATTGAGTTTCTTTTATAAGTTCTTTCATAAAATTTACAACATTTGGATGAACTCCCTTCATTTTTTCCAAACTTACATCTGATAAATTGAACATTTGCTCCTCCTTTTAAAATAATAAGCTAATATAGGAGTTTTAAAATATATAGCCTAATTAAGAATATGCCTTTTGATTTAAAACTTCTCTATTGCCATTTTATAGCTTCAATTTCTTCTATATTTTTAGAAAATTCTAATTTTATTGAAAGCTCTGTAAATTTATTAAAAATAGTAGCTTTTCTTTTTATAAATTCAGTTAGTACATTCATTAATTGAGAATATTTAAAAGTTTTTATAGTATTATCAGATAATACCCAATTTCTTGTATCTGTTTCTGTAACTTCTCCTTTTTTTAACATATAATCTACTTCCCAAAAATTCTCTAAATCATCTTTTCTAACTTGAAAAGTATCTCCATTTACAGTTATATTTTCAAAAAGTTTAGATGTTCTTATTTGTTTTAATTCTTCTCTTTTTTGTAATTTTAGTTCTTTTAAATTCAATACCCATTCTTTATCAATCCATTTATGATATATACTTGGCTGAGATATTTTAATTAAATTTTTATTTTCAATAACTTCACCTTCTTCTAAAATTACATCTATACCATTTTTAATTTTTTCTTCCTTAGACATTTCTCTAAGTTCTTCATTTTCAAAAATAGGATATTCAAATTTTCTATCATATACTTTCATATTCTTTTGAAAATTTGGATACCATTCTTTTTTAAATTCATTAATATCATAATTTAGTGTATCTATTAATTCATCTTTTTTGTAAATATAAATCATAATTATCTCCCTATCGCTATCCAAAAATATCCATCAATTTTCCCAAAATTAGATGTAAATCCAGATGTTAAAATTTTTATTTTATTGTTTGAAATAGGAACACAACTCCATTTACCATCACTTATATCATGGTAGTAATAATTTCTTGCAGCAGATGTATTATATGAACTATTAGGGAAAGGGATTGGTAAATCTATAAAGTGTTCTTCATAATCTTGCTTTGTAACAGTTAAATTTATAAATCCCCATTGTATAATCAATCCAGTTCTTTTATCTTTGAACCAACTTCCTTTTTCATTACTACCAGTTTCTGTTAAACTTTCAAGATTTTTTATAATAGCTTCTAATGAATAATCTTTGAAACATTCTGCAGAATTAATTGTACTAGATGTTGTTTTTATACATTTATATAATCTGTCTGTATTTCTATCTAAGTAAAATTGACCATTTCTTTTTTCTCCTACATCTTGAATAAAACTAGGGTTAAGTTGGCCACCTGCAATGCTATTAAATTTATTGTTTATTTCAGGCATTTTGCTTTCTAATTCTTTCTTTGAAGTGTTTCCTATGTTAGTTATCTCATTTATATAATTTTCTTTTTGGCTTTTTATATTTTCTAAAACTTCTGAAGATGTTTCATTTATTGATGACACTCCAGTATTTATTTCATTTTTAGCAATATCTCTAATTTCCATAATTTCTTTTAATGTGTCATTTTCTTTCTTTGTTATATTCTCTAGAATCTCAGATGTTTTAGTATTTTTAAAGTTTTCTATTTCTTCTTTTAATGTTTCAAGCCTTTTCCTAACTTGTTCTTGAGCTTTTTCATCAGCAGTTTCACTTATATTTTCTATAATTTCTTTAAACTTTTTATTAAAATCATCAAGTGGTAAAGTTTCTATAACTCCATCTGCATTCATATACCAAGTCGATGAAGGCTCTAATGGTGTTAGTATCTGCGTTTGATATTTACTATCAGTTTTTACTCCTACACTATTCAAATAATCTATTATGTTATTTATATCATCTACGATTTTGTTTGTATGCTCTACAGCCATACTTAACTCAGGAAACTTCTCTAAATATTTAGAAGCATTTACATTAAAAATTGATATTATTTGAAATTCAACTGCTTTATTATTAATATAATCATCAACAATCAATGTGTTTTCATTACCATCTGATACAGTTCTATAATTACCTTTTGGAATAGGAATAAATGGACTTGTTTTTTCTCTATATAGAAAAACTGTATTTTCTAAGTCAATACCATTTATTTCATATCTTCCATTTCCTTTTTTAAATTCTCTTATAATTTTATGTAGCTTACCTGTTTTAAAATCCATATTATCTCCTTTAAAAAAAGGTAAGAGGTTTATATCCCCTTACCCCTTTATTGATTAAACTTTAAATGTGAATTTTGTTATCTTTGTTGGCTCTATTACTACTGTTCCAACACTTTCATAAACTTGTAAATGCCATTGTCTCCCATCAGTTGGAACAAAAACTTTGTCGGTTCCAACTGAATTTTCCCAAGAAGCAAAACCAAATGTATAACTAGGTATTATATAGAAAGCTCCTTTTTCTACTTCTTCTGATATTATTATTTCTGCTCCAAAGAAAGTTAGAGGAACATCTCCTACACCCCCACCAAATGCTGCGGAATAATCTCCATTTATAAAAATATCTGCTGTTGATAAGATAGTATAATCTGCCTCATTCATTGCAATAGCTACACCTTTTTTTTGGTTTAGCCCACATTTAGCCCATACATGACTTCTTCTTACTGCTGCTATCAAAGCTTTTATATTAGTAACATCATCAACTGTTTTTGTTCCTGTTCCTGCTGTTCCTAAAGTTCCTGCTGCTTTTATTGCTGTTAAGATTTTGTTATCTTCTTTATTCAGTAAAGCATTTGTCATAGATGCAACAATAGGAGATTTTAAATCTAATTTTGTTTTTAACTCATCAGCTTCTTTTAATTTGTCTTGAGATGAAATTTGTTCTATTGTTGCTGTAAATTTGTCAAAATCTCCACCATTTGATGTCCCTGTTGGTGTTGCCCCTGGATACATTGATGGTATTCCATCTTGTGCTGTTGCTTTTTTCTTTCTGTAAAAAGTATAAGTTTCTCCACTTTTTGCATCACCTCTTTCAGCATACTTCTTTAAACCTGCTGCTTGTAAAGTATCCATTGCCATTAATACTGCCGTTGAAAAAATTTGTTGTTTTGTGTTTGTTGTATTTGCCATTTAATCCTCCTTATAGTCCTAAGACTTCTTTAAAATATTTTTTATCTTCTTCTTTTACTAATCTTCCTAACAATTCTTTTTGCTTTGCTTCTCTGTTTGAATAACCTAAGTTTTCTGCCAAGTATTTGTTAAAATGTTCTACTGCTTCATAACCTGTTAAGCTTGATATTCTGCTTTCTCTTTCTGTTTTTGCTCTTACATTTGCTCCTGGAGTCATATTTTTAACAAGTGCATTTACTACTTTGAAAGCAATAGGGTTTGTCATTATTTCATCATAATATTTACCTAAATTGCTTTTATCAAGTGCTTGTCTTAATTGTGTTCCTGTATATTTATAACTTTGCTTTTCCTCCATTGTTAGAGAAGTATTTAACTCTTTCATAATACTATCTCTGTCTTTTGGAGTTTCTGATAAGTTTTCTTCCATCAAAAACTCAATTTGTGCCTGTGTAAAACCTTGCTCTTGATATCTCTTTGCATATTCTTCTATATAAGGTAAAGAGCTTTCATCTATTCTTCCTTTGAATTTGGAAAAATCATATCCACCTAAATTATATTCTTCTGTAAACTCTATATCATCCACCGAAAAAGGTTTCTTTTCTTCTTGTTGCTGTTCCTCTGTTTTTTCTTCTAAATTTGGATCTGTTTCTTTTATTTCTAATTCTTTGTCCTCTAAATTTTCTAAAACTTCATCTTCCATTATTTAACCTCTCTTTCTTCATTAACTTTTAAGTCTGTCATTAATTTCATTATTAAATTTCTTCGCTCTGGATATGCTCCAGATAACAGATAAATACTCTCTCTATTTCTTTCATCTTCAAGTAAGCACTCTTCTAGTAATTTATATAAATCATTATTTCCAGCAAATTTATTTAAAAGTATTTGATATTCATTTCTATGTTCCATTAAATACACCCATACTTTCCTTGATTTCTTCTCCTATACCTACGTCTTGACGTTTTCCAATTCCTTCTTGAACCATAGCCATTTGTTGCATTTGTTCTAGTTGTTGCTGTTGTGCTATTAGTTGTTTTATTTCTTCTTTGCTATTTAATACATCAAGTGGTACTCTCATTTTCTTACTTGCCCATTCTATTAATTCATAAATCTTAAAAATGAATTGCCTTTGATTTTCTGGGACCACTTGAGATAAAGTCACATAGAAATTGATTACATTTACAACTTCATCACTTCCAGCATTACGAGTAAGTTCATTAATATATTGTATTTGTGAAATGTTTATATAACTTTCATTTTCTGTTTTATCTAATAAACCTTTGCTATCCATTATGTAATAAGCATTCATAAAAGTTGGCTCTAATAGTTCTGTATTTATAAGTTCGTAAGTTCCACTAAATTCTTTTCTAAACATTTCATGTCTTAAACCCATTTCAGTAGCGGACCTATTTTTAGTATCAGATACATCTCCCAAAGGTTGAGCCATAAATGCTTCTCTTATCTTTTGCTCTGCTCTCTCTATGTCTTTTTCTATTGGCAATAGATTAGTTCCAATGTTAATTGGCTCTACTCCATATCTATCTCCACCTATTCCACTTCCAGCATAATTTTTTGCTCCAGATTTTAAACTAACTTTATTTATTAAATCAATACTTCCATAAAAATTTAATGGAGGGCTAACAATTTTTTCAGCATGTTTTTTTCTTTTTCCTTTTAAGTCTTTTAATTCCTCAAATAAATCTAGGTTTTCTAAACCTATTCCAATTCCCCAAGGATTAGAGCTATTTATTTTCCATCTAAACACTGTATAAGGATTATAATTTAATTCTCCCTCATATAACATTTGTTCAAAAGCTTCAGTATAAAGTCCATGATAGTATTTATAACTGCTTGTATTTTCGTCAAATACACCAATAACACACTCTATAATGTTTATCTTTTCATCAAGTTTTTCCTCATTTAATCCCTGTGGTGTTGTAATAGATAAATGCCCAAATAAATCATTAATATCGTTTAGGTTTTTTTCTACATAAACTTTAAATATAATGTTAGGTTTTCCTAAATTATCTTCTAAAATATAGATATTATCTAAGTTTTGATAAGCATAAGTAAAGCATTTAGTATTATCTTTTAGTTCTATGATCTTCCTTATACCTGTTCCGACTTTTATACAATCTAGCAATGATTTTGATGTTTCTGTATAATAGTTAGTATTATCATTAGTGAAATAAACTGTATCTGAATTGTTTTCTAATACCTTATTTATTTCATTTTCTTGTGTTTCAGCAGTTGCTCCATCTACACCAGATATTTTTTTTAAAGCTTCTTGATTTACTTTTACTGTTGCCCATCTTCCAGATTTAGAAAAGATTGATGACATTATAAAGTTACATAAAAAATTTTCGCTCTTTAAAATAACACTTTCTACACCTCTATTACTTTGCTTCTCAATTGTTCCACTATCTTTAATACTAAAATTTACGTCAGTGTATTCATATACTTCGTTGTATACTCCTCTTATATCTTCTTTATACTTTTTTGCATTATCATAGTAGAATTCTAATTTTTCTTTTGTTATTCCTAATATCATAAGTTACTCCTACAACTTTCTTTTAAAAGCTTTCTTCAACTTGTCAATATCTTCATTATCTTCTTTTCTTGAAAAATCATTAGTAGAATTAGAATAATCTACAGTTGTTGTTTTTTGTTGATTAAAATTTTGATCAACATTTGTTTTAGTAATAGTTCCTGTATCTTGTGCTAATCTTTGGTTAAAATCATTTTCAGCTTTTCTCTTTTCTTCTGCTTCTCTTAATAGTCTAGCTTGTTCTTCTCTGGCTCTTCTTGCTTCTGCTTCAGCTCTATCAGCTTCTTCTTTTCTTCTTCTATTTTCTTCTGCTACTTGTGCAGCATATTTCTGTTCTTGTCTTGCAGCATCATCTTTTGCTTGTTCTAACATTCTTTCTTGATTTTTTTGTGCATCTGATTTTCCTATTAATCCTCCTGTTAAATTTCCTGCCAATCTGTTAGCACCTTTTTCAATTTTTTTAAATGCTCCACCAAAGCCTCCACCACCCTTGCAATAAATTTTTTGTTCATACTTATCTTTTAAATTCAAAAATATCATAGATATACCTCCAGTATTGAATATTTTTCATTTTCATAATGTTTAGTTTTATATTTTTTTATTAAATGCTTATGAAAGTTGTAAGCAGTTTTATTTTGTTTAAAACACCACATATTTATTTTTTTATAATGCCGTAATCTCTCATCAAATAATTTAATTAATTCATAATAAGAATTCTTATTGTAATTATTTTTACTAAGATTTATAATTCCAAAAAAACAATTATCATCATAATAAGTAAAATCAATATAGTATTTTTTATCTAATAAGTAAGCTGAATCAGGAGCATTTATTTTTTCTCCTTCATCAAAATAGTATTTATAATATTCTTTACTTTTTAATTTATTAATTTTGCTTTCCATCTCATTTATTTCATTATGATTAAGCTTTTTAATTCTCATAACTTCCCCAATCTAAGTCTTTTATATTTTTTTCATATACTTCTAAAAACATTCGCATACAATAATATTCAATTGCATCACATGTGTTACTTGCTGCAAGTCCTCTGCCGTGGATAGGTACTCTTAGATTTTCCCCAGTAGAGTTATCTATTTTCCACTCATACGCTTTCATAAGTCTTACCATATCCCTAACACTAGTACAGTCTAAAAACTTAATTTTATGTTGCTCTATACTGTGTCTTGTAATCTCTATTGTCTTATTAACTTCATAAGCTCTTAATACTCTAACATCTTTAAAATGTTTGCTATATGCTTCTCTTCTGCTTGTTAAATAGTCAATAGCATCTTGTCTATTTCTAGCATCGTGAGGAAGTATAATCTCTACATCTCTTATATTGTGCTCTTTCATAAATGTTTTTATGTACTCTATATAATGTATTGTTGCTTTATCTGTATTAGCATAATGATGAATTATAGTATTATCCATTGTAAATACTAAGGCTGTACTATCATTTATCCCCAGGTCCTCACTAACATATAACTTTTTGTTAGATAAATTTATTTCTTTTATCCATTCAGCTTTTTGCAAACTTTCTGCATAAATAGCATTTTCATTTGCTACATCTGTATCACATAATATATCTTGTTTGAATTTACTTTCACTCATCAATGTTTTAACATTTTCTAATTTTTCATCTGTATAAACTCTAGTTCCATCTTCTTCAACTGCTCTACTATCTAAAGCATTTAAGACATCGATATACCATTTATTAGGTCTTTCTTCTATCATTCTATTAAACTCACTGCCAAAACGTGGAGTACTCACAAGAATAATTTTACCTTTTATATTTACAACTGAAGGTATTAGATACATCATTATATCTTTGTTTTGTATTAATGCCATTTCTGATATAACTAATAAATCTAGGTTTCCACCAACTTTATTATTTGCATCTTGTGACCCAACAAAATAAATTTTAGATCCGTTCTTAAATCTAATTGTGTTATCAGAATGATAGAGCTTATCAGATTTTAGAGGTAAGTCTAAAACATTTCTATCTATGACTTCATCTATTATCTTTTTTTTACTGTTACTGTATCCATCAAGTATCATCATTTTACCTTGCTTCATTGTTAGAAATACATAGTAAACAACACTATTAGAAACATCTATACATTGCTTACAAGCTAAATATAAAGCTAGTAAATCCTTCCCCATTCTCCTACACCAACACAATAAAAAGTAATTGTAGTTATCATATAGATCTATGATATCTTTTTGATAAGTTCTAGGCTTAAAAACTAAAGCATTCTTTTTCTTTTCTTTTCTGTTATTCAGCTCTTTTTCTAATAACTCAATTAATGCCTTCATCTGTATCACTCTCTAAAGATTTTATAAACTCTAAAACTTTTAATATATCTTTATCAGATAATTTTTGTAGCTTCTCAGTAAAATCAATTAACAAATCATTTTTAAATTTATTTTTTTCTAACTCAAGTTTCTCAAGTCTTTCAATTCTATCTAATTCAAATATTTCTTGTTCAGTCTGTTCATTTAGTTTAATTAATTCCTGAGTTGCTTTAGTTATATCTTCTGCAAGATTTAAAGTATATTCTATTTTCTCTTTTGCTATATTATTAAGATTTAATCTATCTTTCTTATTCTTTGTTATTTCTTCTCTGTATTGTTCTCTAAAAGATTTTAAATAGTCTAGCTGTTTAACTTGTAATTTCTCTTTACTGCTTAATCTTTTAATACTGCTTATATGTGTTCGAGTTTGTTCACTAGCTTCTTTTATAGTTGCTCCAGCTTCAATTAAAACTTTTGCTTTTTCTTTTCGTTTCTTTTTTTCGCTTTCGCTTTCGTTTTTAATTTCGCTTTCGCTTAAATCTTTTTCATATTCTTTTCTATATAGCTGTACACTTCTTACACTTATATTTAATGTTGCTGCTATTTCTTTGTTATCTTTCTTTTCTATTATTAATTTATAAACTTTTTGTCTTGTGC